CATGCTGAAGTTGTAATCTCCTAATGCTTTGAAGAGAACTGTTAAGTACTGGGTTCTTGGAAGATCTTTCTTTTTCTCCCAAAGCCCCATTAGGATTAAACAGTTTACCTCTTGGAGCAGTATCCTTAGGTAAACCCGAAGTTAATCGGTTAAGGTGTATCTTAGCTCTCCATAATTTATTTATGGGACCGGTAAGTACTCCAGCAGTATCTTGGGTAAGATTATTATATTTCTTAACAACCTTACCTGCTAGTTTTCCTAATATTCTTGCCATAATTTAAGGTATTAATCCAATTTGAGTAGCATAATTAACTCCTAAAGTTTCACCTGGAGCTACAGAACCAACAGGAGCTCCATCAATAGTAATGTTAACAGTACCATTAGGTTTATCATTCAATAAAGCTGCTCTGATAGCTCTTGCCATTTTCTCGGTCAAATATTCATCGCTGGTTAGAGTTTCCTTTGATAGATTAGAATCGGTGTTCTTGTTTAAGGAATCTATTAACCTGGGTAAGTAATCTGCTACAAGAGGTAATGCTATACCAATAGCCATTCCCCAAGGACCTCCCAAGAATCCAGCTAATCTACCGAATAGGCCTTTCATACCTAATCTAGCTACTGCGGGTCCGGCAGTGGGAGTGGGTGGTTTAGTAGTACCTCCACCAAGACCTCCCAATGTTGGCCCAGGTATTCCAAACTTCCTAATACGTTTACCATCAGGCCCATACCAACCTCCTCTGGGTCCAGCAGTCCAACCGAAAGCCATTGCCTTTTGAAGGTAATATTGTTCCCTCATAATCTGAGTGATATGTATTAATCGGGTCTCCAATACTGCAGCTGCAGCTGCAGACTTACTAACTCCACTTGCTGTAGCCTGAGATTGGGTATTAGTTTGTTGCATATAAGTAGAAAGCATTCTACCAGTAGCAGCTAAGTACCTATAGCCATTTACTACTAAAGCTGTAATTGAACCCCAAGCTAATGCTTTAACTACTATCTGACCTCCTATAGTACCAGCTATTCCTTGTACCCATTGGGATATCTTAGTGAATACAGTTAATATGGGATTAAATACATCGGCTAAAGTTGAACCTATATTCACTACTAAGTTTTCAAAGTTAGACTTGAAAGCTTCAATGATACCTTGAGGAGTCTTTAATCTTTCCTCAGTAACCTGTTCTACTATGCCAGAGTTCTTATCGTATTGTTCTAAGATCTTAGTCATCTTATCAGAACCCGCCATCATATTTCTAATCTGATTAGAGATATCACGAGTACCTCGAACTCCGAAGATATTATAGAAAGCTTTAGTTCTTTCCAGAAGTGGTTTGTTCATAAGAGCTTCTCCAAACTTACGATATACCTTATCTAATCGAATAAGATTACCTTCAGCATCAAAGAAATCTTGTGGACTTAAACCTAAACTAGTTAATGCACTAAATCCTTTCTTTTTCTGGTCGGCTAAAGAAAGTTGCAAATAACGAATCATATTTGCTAATGCAGTACCAGCTGATGAACCCTGAATACCCATATCTCCCAATACACCAATAGCTGCAGCAGTCTGTCTTAAGTCATATCCTGCATTAGCCATATCAGCTCCAGCATAAGTAATAGCTTGAGCCAAATCGGTAAGAGACATATTAGCGTTAGTTACAGCCGTATATAAATCATCTGTAACCTTAGTAGCTTGTTGAGAAGGTATAACATACATTGACATGATATTAGTCATCAAGTCAGCTACACCTCCTTTACCTCCAAATGGTTGACCAAGGATAGATGCTAACTTAGCAGCAGGCCCAGTCATATCTTTTATCTGTTCTACTGTATTACCTGCCATTGCTAAATATCTTTGACCGGAAGCAATATCTGCAGCAGTCAAGGGAGTAACTGCATTGACTGCTTGAGCTAATTGCATCATTTCTGTTTGTTGCTCAGCTGTAGCTCCTGCAATCTTTGAGGCCATAAATATGGTATCTTGGACCTTAGCAGAATATTGATAAGCTTCTGCCATGCCTCCAAGGAATCTCATACTGTTTTGTACAGCATTACCTGCACTCATCTGAATAGCCCTGTTCCAGTCATTCATATCATTCATCATATTGTTGAATGATTGTGAAATTTTACCGGTTTCAGAGCTAAACTTATCTCGGAGTACCATTGATACCCCGACTTCTACTAAACTTTTTGTATCTCCTATCATGTTGACATTTTCTTCTTCATTTGTTTATAATAATTCTCAGCTATGAGTAGGAATTTCTTTCTTTTACGAACGGGTAGACACAAAAAGGTGAGATAGTCTAAGACTATCTCAGCCCGAGTAATGTATATGTAATCTTCCTCTAAATTATATCTCCCGTCAAGTAGAAAAAATCGGGAGCAGCCATAATTGGGTAATCCATCATGTTCCCAGTTTCTGGATTTTCGATTTGAGTATATCCATGGAAGATTGGGTCTACTGTATTTACCAACCGATGAATTTCTGCCATATCCCTTGATGAGAATAGAGAGAAGTTTTCTACTTTCTCAAATTTATCATCCACCTTTAACTTAAGGTTACGAAGAAGAAGAGTAGAGTGTCGAGTAAGTTTACTTGGTGAAAGCTGAACCATCTGAGACTCTTTTTCTCCATCCATCAATTCGAATTGGATTACCTTACCTGAGTTCAATTCCTCTGTATATTGCATAAGAGTAAATCCATCTTCTCCTTTTCTTCCCGGGTAGTAAGGAATGGCATTGGGTTTTTCTTCCATTTCTTGTTCTGTAGGAAGTACTGCATAATCGAAAAGAAATTCTCTCAAGTCCTGAGAGTAAGTTACAGAGTCTTTGTTATCCCATTTATAAGTAAATTCTACTTCTTCTCCCAGTGAGAAGATTCGAGAATTAAATAGGATACAGTATCTATCCAGCAAAGGTAATTTAAGGGCATCCTCTATGGTTAGCCTACCTGACTTAGTAGCATTAGTTTTAACTACTATTGCTGAAATATACTTGGTAAGATTCATAAGATTCTTTGAATCTACCGGGTTGGTGATAATTTCTTCATCTTCACCATTCTGCTCTCTGATTTCAAAAAGTCTACCAGAAGGAGCAGTGAATACTAAGGTTCTTAGTGTCATATCCATTTTATCTAATTTTTAAAAGTTCATAATTTCATAGTAGCGGTAAGTATCAACAAGAAAGGGGTGAAACTCCTTATCTAGGAATCCCACCCCTCCACCTAAAACTCTAGTAAGAAAATGACTAAGAGAGTTAATACTTATCGCAAGTACCGACAGAAAATTCTATATTTTCTATTGTGTTTTCTGAAGCCATACGATCTAAGTCAAGGCCAGTTACTTTACAAGGCCAAACTTCTTCAAGCAGCCAAGTATTTAGGACAGATACTCCATCTTCTGCAAGTTCATTTACAATGGCAGTTTCCCAATATTCACTAGGAACTAACCCACCTCCAGCTATCATATCTTGGCAAGAATATAACCAATCTTGAAGCCAGGTATCTGAACCAGCAGTAGTTAAAAGTTTCTCTACTACCAGATTACCTACGGTAACTCTACCAGCAGTTTTTACATCCCTGTTTACATCTCCATGAGCAACCTGGTCAATCTCAATATCCGGAAGTTGGCAAGTCTGGAATAGATACGTATTGATAGGATGTTTTGGGAAAGAGATGCTCCATAGGAATTTCTTTCTAGGATTCTTTACTTTTGCTCCCATGTTTTATGATTTTAATGTTATTCGTTTTCTGAAATGTTAACTGATTTAGAAGCTGCATCGATTACAATGTTAATTGTAATTTCTTGCATAGGAACAATATCTTTGTACTTCAGGATTACTTTATATTTACCCTGACGGACATCAGCTTCATTATTTACAGAGAGTTCTGAATAAGAGCCAGCATCCTGGTCACCCATCCATGTATACTCTGACATAGCATTTTCATCTACCAGATTATCTAGGATTGGTTTTACCTCAAGATAAATATTCTTCCAAGTACCCCAGATATTGGGCTCTTCCAAATACTTATTCAATATAGGACGAAGAGTCTTCTTCAAGTACAAATTCAATCTTACAATTGAAAGGAATCTTTCTGAATCCTGTTTTACTTGAGAAGAGAAGCAATGCCATAACATGGTTTGTTTACCAGAAGACGGAGTATCTTTGATTACAATCATGTTGGCATACATCTGAGCCAATTCGTTTAGTTCATTATAACGAGAATCACTACCATAGTTAGGACTTACTGGGCCCTGACCATCATAGATTACTCCACGGTTCATACCGGCAAATGACTTCCAAGGTCCATAGTTAGAAGCAGAAGTATCACCCAAACCGAAGATGGTACCCAATACATCTGAATTAGTAAGTAACCCGAATTCATTGTAGTACTTGATACCACCTGCAAAATAGGCCGCATACCTAGAGTTACCGATACTACCCAAACAGTTATTAATCCAAGTGATAATGCTCTGCTTATTTCTAGGCTGAGTTCCCTCAGAATAATGGGTAGTATATTTAGGTACTTCGATGTAATAGGTATATTCTTGCAATTCAGCACACATATCTTTAGCAGCCTTATGTACTTTTAAAACATCTTGATCTGTTTTCAGATGTTGATGAATATGAGAACAAGCTAACTGATAAACATCTGTATAATCCTTTACCAAATCCAAAGAAGCAATCCATTCATCTGCAGTAGGGTCAGCACCAGCAGTACCCAGTGTACCATTGAACATAGTCTCAGTACTAGTGGCTTCTTTACCTCCAACTTGGATAGTTAGTGGATTCTCAGTTTGGTCAATTGAAGTCTGAAGCCAAGCTACCAGGTTTTCGAAAGACTTAATCTTATCGGTAGTGGTTACCATCTTAGGTTCCAGGTATGCAGAATTACTAGCAAAGTTGCTTAAAGCCAGGTAATCTACAGAAGTTTTATTCTGAGCATCCTTAGTTTTATAAGTAATTACCGGACCTGATTCCAGGATAGAACCATTGGCATCATATATGTTATAAAAGATGGTATTCACTGATTTAGAAAAACCTACTTTAAAGGTTTCTCCAGAACCAATAGGATCACCATAACCTTTAGTTACCAAACCAAAGCTTACATTAGTACCTCCAGAAGTAAATTTCATTACTTCAGAAGCTTGAACTTCTCCAGGTATAGCAGAAGCTAATTCAATCTCATCTTCTTCTAATACTCTAGAGTCTTCTGCTTTAGTAATGGTACCCTTTTTAGCACCTGCTCCCAATACACGAATAATTCTTAGCTTAGAACCTCCTACTAAAGCTTTCTCTATGTTAGATACAGAACCATCAGGTACAATCTCTTTACCAAATATTCTTTGGAATTGAGAGAAAGAAGTGATTAATTCTGAAGGATCATCATAGGGACCTTTTTCAGTTCTAGCCAAGAAACATGATACTCCTAAAAGAGGAGTAGTCTGTTGAACATTGTTGTTCTCGAATTTAAAAACAACGCTTGGTGATTTTGACATATCCTTGTGTTTTATAGGTTATACATTAATTTAATTAATACCAGTAAGTATCGTTACCTTACTGGTATTATTAGAAAATTAATCTTCTTTATTCTTAAATAAACCTCCGATAGCCTTAATCACATCATAGAAACCACATCCTGATAAACCAGCAGCTAATCCATAAATTAATACCTGATAGAATGGGTAGTTTTCCAATAATGATGTAAGTTGTAATCCCCAAGCTATAAGACATACAAGAATACCTACTAAGGCAGATATACCAATCTTAGCAAGTTTGTTGTCTTTGATAGCTGGGATTACCTTTAGTATCTGAGTAACCAAAGATGATACCAAAGTTACTATACCCGTAAAGGTACCCAGATTGATTACGAACTCTGAACCAGTTGAAGGTTCTACTTCTGCAGCAAATAATGACACTGGTAAAATGAGTGCCATCAGCATAAACACTAACTTTTTCATTTTAGTAAATTTTTGAGTTAAACATGTATATTGAGATTGAGCATCTCCTCGTCCTTTTGGTATTCTGGTCCTAGTAAAAGACTTATATCTTTTATAGGTATTAGATCCCCCATTTCTACCAGTTTTTCTGGTATAATACCATCCTTACATATATATTGGTATACCTTTTCCAATAATCCATGGGATTCATCTGGGTGATCATAGAAATTACCAATCTCTATAAACAGATTCCCAGTAGGAGCTATCCTACCTTTATCCCATTCTTCTAAATCATTGAAGTAAGGTCTTATATATCCCCTAGTGGGTAATGCTTCATGAAGAATAGAGTGAAGTAATCTCATATCATTCTGAGTAGTTGCTACCAGATGAATATCGATAGTGATATCCTTGGTTTCATACGGGAACTCTGACATCTGATAATTGCCTGCCTCTAATTTATCTCCAATGATATATTTCTCTACTCCAATATCTCCAGGATAATAAGCAGTGCTTTCTATAGTTATCCTTGGACAAGTTTTAGGACCTCTTACCTGGTTATTACCTATACCAAATAAGTAAATGAACTTATCTATTGCTTCCTTATCTTCTTGGAATCTCTTTTCATTCTCTTGTGATAAAGGTAAATAATCCTCAGGATTAAGTCCCATCTTCTTTTCTAAGAGAACATTCAATAAGCATATATAGAAGGTTCTCTCTACTATCTCTTGTGAATTTACCATAATTACCTCCTATCTTATTTTCATTACATAAGCCAATACATAATATGGTGGCCTATTCTCATGAGGACTACCTCCTCCGGTTACTTGAGTATCTGCTGTATAACCTGAGTCAGGCCTAGTATGATTAGGGAATGGTCGATTATTAGCATTGTCTCCCCATTTCTCTTCTTTAAATGTAATCTTATGACTATGTGGTGGTATTTGATCTAAAGTAAGAGTTACTAGGGCTTCTCCTCCCATGTTACCAATGGTATTATAATCCTGATTACTTGGATCATACCCTACTACAAATCTACCCAATAGATTAGGTCTACCAGACATACCATCACAGAATGCCCAACCATCTGGAGGAGTAGTACCTGAAAACATAGCGATTAATCCAGTGGGAACTGAAGAAGCCGAGTTTTTAATCATTTCTATAAGCTCATTCTTCAGATTAGTAAGATATTCTTGTAGATTAGTTATACCATTAGTCTGGTCATCTTTACCTCCGAATCCTTCCAGTACATGTTCTACTCTTTGAATAGAATGGGTCATGATCCCATTGTAGGCTGAGTTAAAGGGTAGTGGTTGAGGGAAACAACCTCCATAAGGGATGATTGCATAGTTTTCTGACTCCTTCGTATTAGCATCAGTACCAGAACCATATACTCCAATCAGTACCATGGTATTCTTACTATTTCTGTAGGGTTCACAAGCACCCTCTACCTGAGAATTAAGATAGGTATAATTTAATTTCTCATGTGAAGCAGGATTATTCTTTACTATATCCCAAGAGATTTTGTCTTCTGCTAAGGGATAGTAAGGATTCTGTGATTGTTTATACAGAGTATATAAGCTTTCATAAGATGAAGACCAATATGCTACGAAAGTAATAGGGTTTTCAATTGGTTCTGATACTTCTTGATGAACTGCGAATAAGAAGATATCTGAATTAGCCCCTTGAGCACCTTGGATATTATCTACTACTATCTCTTCATCATCAGAGATGAATATATAACCATCCCTAGAAATACATCCGAAGTTTATCTGAGGTGATTCTCCATCTTCAGAATTCTTTACCATATATCTAGCAGTAATTCTATCTGCTACATCATTCTTGAATACCTTACCATTTTCTGCTTTAGCTTGAACTGATAGCTTATTACCAGATACCTTAACTGAGCCGAATCCACAGAATGGGCCAAGAGCAACAGGGGCAGCAATTGCTTCTGCTGCCTCCTTAGATTTAATCAAACCCTCATATTTAAAGTACGTTTTCATTGTTACTATTGTTTTTAGATTGTTTATAATTCCTAGATTGTTCTGACATATCCTTGAAAGCTTCAGATAAGTTATTGAACTTCAAG